ATATAGTTTCGCCCGGAGTTCCGGCAGTCACAAAATACTGTTTCACCCAGCCGTGGCCTACTCCGCCGGGGTTGGCAGTTGACCGCATATACACCTTCGTCGCCTTGCAGTTACCACGATTTCGGGATTTTAAATAACTGTACTCGTCAAATGTAAACTGCGTTAATTCGTCAAAGCCGATAAAATCGTATTGCTGGCCTTGATACTTGTACTTTTCATTCGTGCGAAATAAAGAGCCGAGCTTAATTTGTGCATCGCTTGAAAAGGTCCACACTCTTGTTGTTGCGTTGCATCTCGCCCCTCTATCTATCGACGGATAAATTGCCCTTGTTTGGTCTATGATTCGTGCAAGGTCAGGCACAGCCCTACGGAGTATCAACCCTCTGTATTCGGGTATATTCACCTGTCGAGCCGCCTCGACCACAAGATAATCGGTCTTACCGCCACCGGCAGCACCGCCGTATAGCATCTCATCTTCGCCACGACTTAACGCAATTTTCTGTTTCGGCTGAGGAGTCCATATGACTTTCTTACTCAAGGCTTTCACCGTCCTGCTCGTCATCTTCGGGCGGTCGCATTACTTCCTGCATCGGGATTTCGATAATGCCGAGAGCGTTCTCCTCGTCCTGTTTCGTCGTATAATCTGCGAGTATGTCACGAACATTGAGCAGACTCTTTGAAATCTGCGCTGCACGCTTTGTGTTTACAAGTGTCTTGCGTTTAGCATAATCGTAGCTGTATTCTTCTTCCGCTGTTGCGGTTTTCTCATCTTCGCTTTTTTCGGCTTTAACCGTTACTTTCTTCTTGATGAGCTCCTCGTCCTTGTCAAGCTCATTAACAGCTCTGTTCAACTTTGTGATAAGTTTTGAGGCAACGGCCACAACTCTGTCAATCTCTCTGACGGTTTTCTTCACTTTCTCTGTGTTGATTTTCTCTGCTATTTTGTTTGCGGTTTCACTCTGATTCTGCCGCCTCAGCTCCTGCCAGCGTTCTTTCCCCGACCTTTTTCGGATTGCATACACGCTCACTCCGTGCTTTTCGGCAAGTTTTGAAGCGGACATTGTGCCGCTGATATATTCAGCTTTAATTTGCACCCAGTCAATCACTTTTTGCTCATTTAATTCTGTCTGCTGTCCTTTCAAGTCTTTTTTTTGACTCATAAACTCACCGCCTTTTTGTACATGTTTCGTGTCTTAATTTTAGCTTTTTTCTTTCACGCAAAAAAGTTAAAACTTTAATACCAAATTTGTACACTTTTTTTCGTGCCTAATATTGGTATGCAAAAACACGGTTTCACCGAAAGGCAAAACCGTGACAGAAGTAAAATTTTTGAATTGATTTAAAATTTTTGCATATTATGTTTTTAAAAGATTGATGTTTTACAAATCTTTGCTGATCGTCTGAGCAAGCGGACAGCCCCTCCAA